TCAACAACACAAATAGTAGTAGATGATTCTAATAATACTGATTTAGCTACGTCTGATTCAGCAACTTTATCTGTTATCTTGTCAGATGGCACTCTTGAAACAAAAACAATATCTAGTATTTCTGGAACAACTATCACAGTATCCTCTGCATTTTCATCTGTTCCTCAAGCAAACTCTGTATGGGTTATTGAAAATACATCAATTTCACTCCAAACTTTTAGAGTTTTTTCAGTAAAAGAAGTAAATCAGCTTGAATATGAAATACAAGCTGTTGCTCATAATCCTTCAAAATATAGTTTTGTTGAAGATGGATCTATATTGCAAACAAAAACAATATCAAACTTAACTGCTCTTAAAGACTCTCCAAGTAACTTACAAGGCTCAGAGCAAATTGTTGTTTTAAATAATCGTGCTGTATCTAAGTTATTTATACAATGGCAGCCTGTTTCTGGGGTTACAGAATACATGGTGCAATATAGATTTAAAAATGAAAACTTTATTTCTGAAAGGGTTAAAAGACCTGATTTTACAATATTTGAAACTCAACTTGGTTCTTATGAGATAAGGGTATTTAGTTATAACGCTTTAGGCAAACCAAGCACAACACCATCAACAACGACTTTCACAACTGTAGGAAAAACAGCTTTACCAGCAGATCCAAGCGGCTTAACTCTTGAACCTGTTTCAGATCAGTTTGTACGACTTAGATTCAATCCAGCGACAGATGTTGACGTTTTACATGGTGGAACAGTATCCGTAAGGCATACTCCCTCTGTTGATCCAGCAGTTGCAACTTTTCAAAACTCTACAGAAATAATTCCAAAACTTGCTGGAAACATCACAGAAACATTGGTTCCAGCTTTGACTGGCACATATTCAATTAAATTCATAGACGACACTGGAAACAGGTCAAATAACGCAGCAAGAATTATAGTTACAGCACCTGACCCACAACCAAATCAAATATTACTTACAGAAAGAGAAGATACAGACTCACCACCATTTCAAGGTGATAAAGTAAGCACTTTTTATGATGCCACTTTTGATGGTCTACTTTTAGATGGAACTTTGTTATGGGATTCAATAACCCAAAATATTGATGAATTATCAAACATAGACTTTGCTGGCCCAATAAATTCAACAGGTTCTTATGAATTTAAAAATAAATTAGATTTAGGTGCAATATTTAATTTAACTTTGAAAAGGCATTTTGTTACATCTGGTCTTTTAGTTAATGATTTAATTGATTCAAGAACTGCCCTTATAGATACTTGGACAGAATTTGATGGTACGCAAAGTGAAGATGTAAATGCTAAATTATTTGTTGCCACAACTGATATAGACCCAGCTACTTCAGTTTCAGCTACTTACGAACAGAGTGGAACAACTATTACTATAACTAAGAGTTCACATGGCTATTCGGTTGGTGATTTTGTTGTTATAGATTTTACTGCTGGACAAGCAACAGATGGAAATTATGAAATCCAAACAGTTCCAACTGCAAATACATTTACTGTAACTTCTGCAACAAGTTCAACTATATCAAGCGGTACAGCTTGCACTTATGGGGCTAATTTTTCTCAATTTAACACTTTTGCCAACGGAGAATATACTGGTAGAGGATTTAAATTTAGGTGTGAATTAGAGTCAAACGACCCAGCACAAAATTTAAATGTTACAGAACTTGGTTTCGAAGCAAGTGTCAAACGTAGAACAGAAACTGTAAATACTTCTATTGCAAGTCAATGTGCAACTACTGGATCTGCAAAAACAGTTACTTTTGCATCACCATTTTTTACAGGGTCAGGAACTATAGATGGAGGTTCTGCAACTGACTTTTTGCCAACAATCGGTATTACTCTTGAAAATGCTGTATCTGGTGATTATTTCAAAATTACATCTATAACTAGCACACAATTTGTTATAGAGACAAGAGACGGGAGTAATAATTTCAAAGATTTAAGTTTCAGATATAATGCAGTTGGATTTGGTAAAGGTACATAAATATGTTTATATTAAAGTTATTAGTTATTCTATACTTATATAAAAAAGTTTAAGCTATGAGTCCAACACATGATTATATTCTCTCAAATCAATCGGGGGCCAGCTTTAGAACAGACTTAAATAATGCCCTTGCCGCAATCGTAAGCAATAACTCAAACTCATCTAGTCCATCCACTACTGCTGCATATATGTGGTGGGCTGATACTACATCAGGAACTTTAAAAATAAGAAATTCTGAAAATAACGCATGGATAGAACTTTTACAACTTGACGGCACGTTAACTCTTGAAGATGGGTCTGTAGGAAGTCCAGCACTAGCCTTTCGTGACGATTTAGACACAGGTATTTTTTCTTCTGGTAATAATATTTTTGATATTGCTACTGGTGGTGTTGCAAGATTACAACTTGATTCATCAGAAACTACATTTAATGAAGATGGTAGTGATACTGATTTTAGGATTGAAAGTGATGCACAAACACATATGTTTTTCCTTGATGCTGGAAACTCTAGAATAGGTATAAACAAGTCAAACCCTAGCCATACTTTTCATATTGTTCCTGTAGCAACTTCAACTGATGCAAATGATTCTGTAACAGGTTCAACACTTGCTATAAATTCTATATTTGTAAGAAATAAGGGAAATAGTGTTGGTATATCAGGTCAAGCATACTCAAATCAAATAATATGTAGTAATGGTTCAAACGTTGCACTTGAAATCTACACACAGGGAAGTGCTACAGGCTGCCCGATTGTCTTTGGTGTTAATGCGTCAGAAAAGATGAGATTAGCAGCAAATGGTCATCTTGCTATAAACACTACTACTGCTTCCACTCTTTTACACGTTAGAAATACTTCCTCAACAGGCTATGACGCAAACGATACTACTAACAACTCGGCAATAACAATCGAAAATAACCAAGCACAATCTCATGCGACATTACAATTCCAAAGTGTGTCAGGTGGTACTGCTAACACAGGTCAAGCAACAATAAATGTTTTTAACGAAACAGATAGTAGCAAAAACACCGCAATGGCTTTTTGTACAAGACAAGATAGTAATTCAGCAAATAAAGAACACTACAGAATTACAGGTATTGGAAATTTAAATTGGAACCAAAGTAAAGTAAGACAAAGAAAAACATCTTTTAGTGTTAGTCAATCTGGCAATACACAGCTTGATATAGCCCTTACTAATAATTTTGAAGCTAATGATATTGTAAGAGTTCAATGGGCTTTTAACTGGAACGCAGGTGATGGAGGAGCATGGGGAAGTGCTGTTGTTTGGAAAATGTATGAGGGTACAGTTCAACAAAGACTTTTAGGTGAAGAAGTTGCATCTCCAGCAGAAGTGGTTGTTTTTATAGAAAGTTCGAATACTCTTAGTTTGAGGTTTGATTTAGTTCAAGCTTCTGGTATGAATGGGTTTGCATACATTTCTGCTGAATGTGTTGGCTGTGACCCAACAACTTTTTAATTTTTTATTATGACAATTTCTTGGACAATTAATTATCTACCTTATGTTGCTACACAAGATTCATTATCTGATGTAGTACAAAGCATTTTTTGGACTATCACAAATACTGAAACTGTAGATGGTGAAACTTATACTGTTAATGAAATAGGTTCTAATTTTTTAAGTGACCCCGACCCTTCTAGTTTTACTGCATATAAATCAATAACAGAAGATAATGCAGTTACTTGGTTAAAAACTGTTTTAGGTAGTGATGTTGTGGCTAAATATGAAGAGATCGTTACTGATAAAATGAATAACCTTAAAAATGGAAAACCGCAACCTCTAAGATTTCATAATGACTTTCCGCAAACTGGCATATTTAAAGTTAGTAAAAATGGAGGAGACCCGCAAGATTTGAATATGACAAAACCTTTCTAATTGCTAATATTTAAAAAAAAAGCTACTATAGGACAACTTTAAAAACTACATATGGCTACAGGACAACAAGAGTATGATGACACTAAAAATCGTTTAAATAATAATGTCAAAAAGTTAGAATTATTAAATGCTGAAATAAAACAGAAAAAAGAAGAATATGCAGATGCCATTTTAAAAGTACAAGAAATACAAAAACTTGAACTTGAAGTAGGCCAGTTAACACAGCCAATTATTGAAGATCAAGGAGCATTAAAAGCATTAGCAAGATTAGATGGTGTTATCTCACCAGAGGTTGTAGAATCAAAATAAAATTATTATTATGGCTGTTACTTGGGATATTGAACAACTAGATACAACAAAAACTGTTGGTAGTTTATCTGATGTAGTCACTCTTATTCATTGGACTGCCAGTGATTCTGAAACTGTCAGTGGCATAGAACATAAAGGCTACCGATATGGTTGTGCTATGCTTGCTGATGCCGACAATAGTTCGTTTACTGCATACGCAGATATTACAAAAGATAAAGCGGTTGAATGGGCTAAGGCTGCACTAGGTTCTGTTGAAGTATCAGCTATTGAAATAAGTATTGCTGCACAGATTACAGAATCAAAAACACCAACTAAAACTTCTGGTATACCATCATCTTGGTAAATTTAAAATTTTACTTTTTCGTGCATTTGTTTGGTCATCATTCCACCAATTAGATAAAGTGGAGCTAGGGAAACCACAAGGCAAAATGTCATCAAAGTCAAAGGTGTAGCCAATTTTAACAAAATTTCTTTTAACATAAAATGCTAGACCGCTTAATAAAAATTATTTCTATTCTGTCATTTTTGATGTCATTATCAATGGCAGCTTTTGGATATGTAGCAATTCGCTATATGCAAAGCCCTGAGTTTGAGAGGACTTTGAAAAACAAAATCATGGGAAGTCTGGAGGATAAATTACCAGATGTGATGGGAGACAAGATACCAAATTTCACAGGGCCATCTGTACAGCTACCAGAACCACCAAAGGTGAACCAACTTGGAAATCCCAAGAATTGAAATACCACAGATAAAAATAAAAGAAATTTATATTCCCAGAACAAGAACATGGGAACAATATCCAACAACTTTAGATATTATTGACAAACCTAGAATTGATTATCCTGTTGTAAGTTATCCAACATTCGAGGCTCTACAATATAACCCTGATAAATTTATTCCGACAGATCCAGTAAAACAGCCAGAACAACCTCAACCAGAAATACCACAGCCGCCAGAATATAAACCCAAAGTCAAAAAAGATAAAGAGTTCTTCATAAAATGTCCGTCTGAGGATAACATTCCAGTAGGAAGCTACCCCAATGACCTTAAGTTACAAGTGGTCATAGGTCATTCTGTAAAAAATGGACGCTGCTATGAAATCTTCAGAGATTCAACCTTTATTGAGAAATGGATACCTAGCACTCCTGTTCTTGTTAACACTTCAATTATTGCTGTTACTGCGGCTGGTTCACCTATCATAGCCAATTTACTTAAAAACCTCATCAAGACAGCCATAAAGAAACTGAGCAAAAAGAAGGATAAATCAAAGGTACAAACATAAGCAAAGCAATCCAGAGGCCCTTTGTAGGCCATTCTGAGTGGACTAAATTTACTTATTTAGCTCAATTTTGTGTGTATGAGGGATAACTTGGTTCATTTTGGGTTTACTTACAATATCGCTACATAGATCAAAGTATTCAGATTCTGGAGAATATTCAGCACCGATCACCCGAAGCTCATGGCAGTTTTTCAATCTGGCCAATTCGTAGTTTAATCTGGCTGTGGATAATTGCTGCCGCATTATCTTTTCCTGAGTAGTCGCACTTTTGAGGCAAGCATTTTGAAAACGCTTATCAAGTGGGACGGATATTGTAGCTGCTATCCCAAAATTAAAAGAAGTAGAATCTTTGTTTCCACTGTAATTTTCTCTATAAAATAAAATTTCACCTGCATTTGTGAGGTTGCCATCTGAGTCTGTTGCTTCGTTATAAACTGGCGTATGGAAGATATAGTCTTGAGGACGCTTTACTGCAACCGAAGTTGTGGCAAATGGGCTGATTGATAGTGTAGCTCCAGAACATTGAATACCAGCACCATAAGAATTTTCTGTCATAGGCCCCGTCAAAACCTGTGTGGCAAAGTTTGACACACTAGATGATGTATTGCTTTGTGGATTCGCTATTGTGCTTTGAGAGGCATAACTAGGCAGACAAGAAAAAAGGGTTATTAGTTGGAAAATATAATAGTAGTATCTGTTACCACCTCTGAGGTCACTTGTCTTGTTATATCTATTACGCTTTCTAAAGATGGGCCTTTGTAAAACTCTGAAAATTGAAAAGCTCCTTGACCTGTCTGTTGCCATTGAGGTTTTTGATCCATGTTCAAGCCTGTCCATTCGTAGGTAGTTCCATTGATTGTTTCTGTGACTGTGGCATTTGGCATGGATATTGAATCACAGTTGCCGCATGAAATACCAGAACCAGTGACACTGTAGGTATATCCCGAATTATAGCGAACCTCTCGGATTTGCTCTGTGAGGTTATTTGTGGTGACGCTGCGTGATGTGCTAGTCGCAGAATTAAAATTTGGTACTACAGTTTGAGCATAAGCTGGACTAACAAAAAATATAAGCGGCAGATACTTCCACATTAATCAACAGTTAAATCTGTAACAAATTGACCAGTTAGAACAACCCCTGTTCCTGTTCCAGCAGAAAGTGTCATTGTGTGATTATCTAATGAAACAGCTGCTGTGCCTACTGACCCAGCACTCGTGGAAGTAAGGTCACTAAAATTGCTCACTGTGCCTACTGTTGGTGCTGACCCAGAAGTAGCATCGCCTTCTAAATAGCTAGTACTAAATGAGAAGGCCTCAGAACTATTGGCTTGAACAACAGAACTAGGAAAGCTTATTGCGGGAACTCCTGATGTGACTGAACCAAATCCACCAACAGTTGCGGCTGAGTTTGAATCTGTAGTAGTTATGTTATTTCCACTGATGCTATAACTTGAGCCAATTTTATCGGCTGAAGTAGCTGCTGATAAACTCTCTAGCTTTACGCTTGAAGTTATTGAGTGTTGAATGTCACAGTAGGCCGCAGTTGGAACACAGAGTGCAGCCAGTAGTAAAAGCTTTTTCATTTGGTGCTAGTTTTAGGAGTCTTATTATCTACTATATTATCTTTTTTCTTTTTTATCGAAAATCCCAGTGAAGCTGTTGAAGCTGAAAAAATCGAAGCAATGAAGGTCGGGTCAAAATCTACAATCTTTTTACCAGATGGCGGTTCGTAGTATGAGAGGGACAATAGCGTGGCACTCCAAAGAAGAACGCAAACTTTGACAATGGTTTCGACTTTGCTAGGCTCTTGATCTTCCATGAGATTAAGGTTTCTTGTTTATTACTGGCATCTTAGCTATGTTTGGAAAAACAGACAAATCAATGATCCGTATTCTCAAGCCTATTCTTTTGACTTTCTGCAAAACAAACGCAGTCAAAAAATTAATTCTTGACCTTTTGAAAGCTTTGGTCAAAACAACAGACAACACGATTGATGACAAAATTGTTGAAATGATAGAAACTAAACTATGGCCTAGTTTGTGATGAAAAACATAATTGACGCACTGACTAGCAGCTATAGCCTTGAGGGTGAGTTCGAGGTGCAAAAGTCTATTCAGTTTATTGAGAAACTAGAGGACATTGAATTGCTTAAACCTTATGCAATCAAGTTATTACAAACAAATGCAAAGCAAGCACATTTTGTAAGTTCTTCGATTGAAGTTATATCTCAGCAAGCCGCCTATATATTTAAATTAGAAAAAGAATTGAAAAAGAAAAAAGCGACCCTTTGGGATCGCATTAAATATGTTTTGTTTAATAAAAAGTTAGGGAACTAAATCCTTTTCTGTAATATCAAACCAAGTCGCAGACTCAATGACATTTCCTGTTTCGTGATCTGTTCTTGTTGTTTCACAAAATTCATAGGTTCTTTCAGACTCTGGGTGATAAAAAATCTGACCCACATAAGGATTTTTTGGAAAAGTTACTAAGTACATAATCAAAAAGGTAAATCTTCAGAGGCAGATAGTTCAGCTTGATTAACAGGGACATCTACAGTGGCCTCAGATGCTTCTAATTTTACTTTTTTAGGGTTTATAGTGCCATAAGCACCATATTCGTCTGAGTCGAAAGTACCGACCTTTCCATTGCCATAGATGTAGATACCTTCAACTTCTTCTCTTTCACCTGTTCGCATATCATATACTTTTCCAGTTTTATGATATTTTTTTTGTTCTACCATGTTCATTACATGAGTAACAAATTCTGGGGCAGATTCCAAAGGAACAAATAAACGTAGTTTTTTAGGGTATTTTTCTTTACCTTCATATTTGTTGTCCTGTACTGAAAAATTTACAGGGATAGGTAAAGCTGGTTCAAAAGGTTCGTAAGCCATAGTAATTAAAAGGGTTCAATGGGTGTAATGCCGTTTGCTTCTTCCCAAGCAAGGACTTTGTGAAGGTCATATCTAACTCTAGGATCACCATAAGAGACAGCGAAGATAGGAAGTTCATAATACTCAGGGCCAATGCCTTTGTACCGCCATCTTCTTATGGAGTCTGGGTGCATACCATATCTCTTTGCGAGTTGATCGGTAGAGAAATACTGGCTGCCAGCTACTGTCATGTGTTAATAACCTCCTTTCTAGTTTTGATAAGTTCACAAAGGTCTAAATAATCCTCTTGTGGTATTTGTCCATTAGTGTAACGGACTTCCAAAGACTCAGCACATTTATCAAGTCTTTGTCTGGTGTCAGCTTTTAAGATTGCATCTTTGGCAACAACTGTAAGGTTTTGAGTAGAAACTGGAGTCCTGTCTTTTTTTGGATTTTTCCAAGCTTTAGTGCGGTCATAAAGAGATAAACCAAACTGAGAACCAAATTGCATAAAAGCTCTTTTCCTTGCGTCTGATTCAGCCTCTTTTACTGCTGATTCATGCTTGTCTCCAAGATTGACGCTTTTTCCCTTACCATGTCCAGCACCAACTCCCTCTCTAATTACATCACCAATAGTCACTCTAACTTTTGCAATGTAAGTCACACAGAACTCATCACTCTGCACACAGTCAAGCTGTATTGTTTCTGACTGCCAACCATCAAATCCAAAGATGCGGTTAGCTTCATTGATTACATACCAGCTTTCTAAGTAAGCAAGTTGCATACTGCCTTGCTGTCTGAAAGCAACAACTTTAGGATCAATGGGTTGATTTAGTTGTTCTGTTTGTTCTTTAGTAAATGTCATAACCATTTTGGGGGTGTAAGTGTTTTAATGCCCTCTGGTTCATAGTTGGTGTAACCTTTCCAAATGCCTGACTCTTGGGCTTGTTTGATGTCAGACAAAGTTTGTTCTTGTAGTTCATAACCACGTTCAATGAAGTGGGGTGACAGTTCATAAATACCCACGCTATATGGGAATACCTTTTCAACAGCCACGAATATAAACCGCTTTGCTCCAGTACCTTGAAGATAGTGAGCCGCAGCCATATGGTAGTGAAAGTTAACT